CACTTTTTTATCTGCTCCCAGATAGAGCTCCTTTTCCCATTTTTCAAGCCAGCCATTAATCAAGGCATGGCCAACAAAATCACAAGAAATGTTAAGCTCAATTTCTGTGTATCTGCTGCAATAATCAAGCGCTCTTGTTATCGCTATAATCACAGCCTTCGCCTCTGAGCAGTTTTTAACAAATCCATAAATCGTCTTTGCGTCATGATCATCAACTGCAAGTGCTATTCCCACAACTCCATCGCCTGGACGACTCCATTTGATGGATGTCTCGATGTAGAGCTTGCCGATCATGACGACCGATTTATCAACTGCCTTTCTAAAGCGTCAAAATCAATTTCATCACGCTGAGAAAAATTCATGAATTTGTTTTTTTTCTTTTTGGTTGAATCGTTGTTTTTTGGCGCGGCTCTTCCGCGCGCGTATATATCTATATCTTTATTCCTAATATCTTTATTCCTTAGGTCGGTTTTTCCGACCTCGTGAAGTCGGTTTTTCCGACCTCGTGAAGTCGGTTTTTCCGACCTCGTGAAAAACGTTGATTTTCCGCCATTTTCATCCGTTTCTACTTCATTTGTTCTTTGATTTAGAACTGAATTACAATTTTTTACAAAAATGTAATATGGCTTTGTTCTTGATACACGTTTTCGCTCTATCAAGCCAAATTCTTCAAGCTCATTCAAAAGCGACATGGCTTTGTCTCTTTTACATTTCATCTTTTTTGAGATTTCAGCAATCGTGTAAATGATATATACATGACTTTCTTCATCAATCCAATTATTCATGTAGCTGAGCCTGGTTCGATACAAAAATCTTGAATACAAAATCGCAGCATCATTGCTCAAATCATCAAATGCCTCATCTTCCAGAAGCACAAGAGGAATGTTCAATGTGTTCATGAGTTCTGTTTGACTATAATCCAAGTAATCTAATTCTAGCCTCATTTTTCTTCTCCCTAAATTTTTGTGAAAAATTTTTGTTTTTGCACTTGTGAAATTTCTGTGAACGTGGTATTATACCCCACGTAAACAGATAACGATTCAATCGTTATTTTCAATTAGCTCATATGTAAAAAAGATTCTTGGATTTAGGTCTAAGAATTTTTTTTTGCAAATTTTAGGCATTAAAAAATCAGCTCCTCTCTTCACTTATTGGAGCTGATTGAAAATTCTGCGAATTAGGTATTCGAATTGAAGTAAACAGATATTTATCCGATAAATGACAGCATATACTATTCTTCATTCTCAGTGATTCAATTAGCTCCATGTGTGTATTATATATTACTACAAATGTGAACGAAAAGTGAACTACTATTTTTAAATTAGCACTTTTCATTGATCCATAGCTGCAACAATGAGCTTGCAGAAATACCCATTTCTTTAGCTTTTGCGTGCATTTTTTCTTTTGATGCTGGAGCTAGAGAAAAATTTACATTTATCTTTTTTTCAGCCTGGACTTCTTCTGTGTGGCCAACATCTGCACGCTTCTTTGATTCCTCTTTTTGTCTTTTTGCACTCTCTTTTGAAAACATTGATTCTGCCATAATTATCTCCATCCTTCTTTTAGTTTTAATGCAGTTTTAACGAATCCATAAATCTCAGATATCTGCTTTGCTCCTGAGCTTCTTGGTGATAGCTCTTTGATTGATATTCCTCTTGCTCCAGCTTGATTGAATGCAGTGCAATCTGAAAGTACAGCTGTCTGAAGCTCTGGATATTTTTCATCAAACCATTCAATGAAATCCTTTGTAATGTTGTAATGGTTCCAGCGATTTAATACAAATAGCACTGGCTTCTTTCCCTGGTATTCTTTTGTGAGCTCAATCATTAATTCAAGCGGCGGCACATCGCGATTGCTCATCATTGTTGGAATGATAATCAAATCAGCTGCATCCATCCACTTCTTCAGGTCGCTTTGAAGAGCTCCTGGTGTGTCAATAATAGCCACTGCTGCACCATCATTCTCTTTTGCTTCATGAATCAGGCCGCCTTGCTGATCTAAATCATAAAGCGAAAAAGAAATCTGATCACGTTCGAATCCGAATGCCAGCTCATCTGCTATCAGGGTTTTACCAACTCCACCTTTCTGATTGCAAATTAATACATTTTTCATCTTTTTAACTCCTTATATATTTTTTGCGCATTAGATAATTATTAATAATATATCTTCTACATATTTAATATATACCATTTAATTATTTTATGCGCAATAATTAAATATCTAAATTTCACAGAATAAACAAATATAAATTGTATTATGGCATCAACAACAAATTTTCCGTTAATCATGAAAGGAGCAAATTATGGGATTATTTGGTTCGCCTGAGGAAAAGGCTGCAAAGCAAGAAGAAAAATTAAATAAAATGATGGAAAAATATGGACTTGAAAAGCTTCCAGCTGAATATCGTGATAAAGTGAAGGAAATAAATACTGAATTGATGGGCACTGGAATGATGGAAGCTGGCCTCAAGCTTTCTATGTCTGGAAAAACTGAGGAAGTGCTTCAAGTTTACTATTTAAGGGCTATCATGGAACAGAATTGGATAATTATCAGACTATTGAATGATTTGAACATGAAATGATATAATAGATTTATCATTTATAATTCCTTTTTTGCATAGCCATTTTGAATCAAGCAAAAAGAGCTTCCCATCGTCAGGAAGCTCTTTTTGTGTGTGATTTCAAATGTATGGGGTGATTCAATTAAAATGAATCGGGGATATAAAATTATTATAGTCATTTCTATTCAATTGTTCAATCTTAGAATTTTCGCTCATACTGCTGCAATCATAAATTCTGATACACATTTGTAATTACTAATTTAAATAATAATTGAGTAATTTCTGTGTATTGTGTATTTATATAATACACAATAAATATATAATTAATACATTAATTTTGCGCAAAATAAAAAAGGCTCTCAAATTACCAAGTTGATAATCTGAGAGCCCTATTCCATCACTCATGCGAGCAATTGATGGCTAAATAATTATTATGTAGATTCTAAATAATTAGAATATAAGATATAAATATCTATTATCTAATGATTGCGCAATTATGCCTTAATAAGCTTTCCAGCTTTAATGAGCTGGACCATCTTGAGATTCTGAGCAATTGTTCCTTGATATCCTGTGATGCCATTGGCTGCTGCAATCTTCTTTCTGTGTACAAGGCTTGTGTCCTTTTCTCCCACAGTTGCAAGAGCAGAAACGATTGAAGTTCCTTTGCCTCTGTAAACGCCATAATATGCCACTGAAGGCTCTTTGGCTGATTGGATGATACCTTCTACCACAATGGCTGTGTGGCCTTTCTTTTTGCTAATCAGAATCGTTCCTGTTGGCAAGTCTTGGCCATTATAAGACACAAAATAAAAAAGGCCTGTCGCTTCCAAGGCCTCTTTCTCATTTGCTGTATTGAATGCGCCTGGATCCTTCCCAGCTGCTTCCTTCACGCACTGTCGCACTCCAGTGCCACAATCACATTCTGTTGGCTTTTTTGTATCAATCCCAGCTTTAAGAATTCCAGCTCTTCCACCCTGATCATATCCAACATTTGGATTATTGCAAAGCGCACGCATTCTTTCAGCAAGCTTCAGGCGAATCATCGGGTCTTTTGCGATGGCACAATCCCAGCCATACTTGTGCACATAAAATTCTTGCAGCGAACATTCGCCTTTATAATCATCTATTTTTTTCTGGTCCTGATCGCCAGCTTTTCCGCCGATATATTTTCCATTTTCATCGTGTCTGGCTGAGCCTATAATCATCTTCATTTCTTCTCACCTCTCTTTGATAGGAATTTTTGAATGTTTTCTTTTGCATTCTTCAGATCATCAGACATGGCCACTTTTTCAGTCAGGCAATACTGCATTTCAAAGTCAATCAGCGCCAAAACAGAATACAAAAGCACTTCATTAGTATCGTCTTGCTTTCTGAATCTATCATTCCCCTGATGTAGCGAACTTTTCAATTCTTTCACTTCCACTTCTAGCTCTATGATTCTTTTAATCATCGAATCTTTAGGCTTTGAAAGAAATGTCTTAAAAGCATAGAGCATTCCCAAAAGTGTGCAGACAGCAACAAGAAGTTGCACGCTCATCAAGGTGATTTGAAGCGTACTCATGCATCTACCTCTGGAAGGCCTTTGATGATGCTCTTAGCTAGTGAGACAAGAGCTGAAACGATTGAAGCTGATACTACTACATGCCAATTGATTTCTTCGATTAAGGATGCAGCTCCAGCAATTCCGATGAATGTTTCGCAAAGAGTCCAGATCGCACGCGCTGCGGCTGCCTCCCAGAATTCTTTAGTTTTTAATTTTTCCATAGCTTTTTCTCCTTTCCGCGAATTAAGTTCACAGTTAAATGCTTATTTAATTTGGGTATGTAACCTTTGTCATAATGAATGGATTAGCACCGCTTGTAACTGTTTTAATGTGTACATCATAAGTACCTTCAGTAAGTACTGCTGTTACAGCGCCATATGTATTTAAATTAGCCATAATGTCTCCTGTTGTTCTATCAGTAATTCTGATATGCTCGACATTAGCATTTACAAATTCACAGCCAACTGTAGCGATAACATAATGGCTTGAGTCAACTACAATTGTTGTAATAACCTGGTCAGCACCACTAAAGGTTTTATTTGACCTTTCATGCTCTACAACTGGTTTTGTTTGTTTATTCGATAAATCATTATTTAACTCATTAATCGCACCAGGAACTGTCTTAGAAGTTGTAGTTAATGTGTTGTCAGTTTTGTTTTGTTTGGCATTTAATGCTGTTTGCTGTGCTGTTGATACAGGCTTATTTGCATCAGATGTATTATCTACATTGCCGAGGCCAATGTTAGATTTTGTAATATTAACATTGCCCCTTCTGTAACTAGACTCAGAATTTCCTTTAACACCTGTTACTGGTGAGCCAGCTAATACATCCCACTTTCCACTAACTGTTTTGTAGACATTGGAACCAAGAGGAACGACAATTCCAGCGCCTTCTACAAAATCACTTGTAGTGGTGAACTGATTCGAAACATTGTACATATCACCCGAATCCGCTTGTGCTAATGGTGGGAGATTTTCGAATGTAACAGTTCCTATTGGCCTGAGAGCTCCGCTGAATGATTCAGCAATTGCCTGTGCCTGTTGATACCAATAATTTGCTCTCTCTTGCCAATATTTTGAATTGTTCTGATATGTTTCATCTGAAGAAGGAACATCTATTCCGCCTCGTTGACCTACCGCCCAAGCCTCAGAATCTTCGGCACTATTAGCTGAATTAGTTGCCTGTGTAGTTGCAAGGATCACTTGCTGTTGTGCCAATGCAACTTGTGCCTGAGCATTAGTAACAGATTGCGCCGCTAAGTCTTTTGAATCTTCTGCATCATCTGCATAGCCTTGCGCTGTATCTGCAATTGCTTGAACTGTACTAATGTTGGCCTCATTCACTCTATTGATCTCATCAATGGAGTCATGAATAGCTCCTCTAACCTCTTCTCCATACCTCGCCGACAATATTTTTTGCAAATATTCATCAATCCTGGCCATTTTTCATATCTCCTTCCGTTTTTTCTGTGATTTTAACTTCCTTGAATCGAATGTCATTGTCTTTCTGAACAGCCTTAATTTCATAAGAAAACTCAGTATTTGGTGAGCCTTTAACAACAAAATACTTCTCATATCTTGATACGCTAAGTTGCGCATCACCATAAGGCTGAATAAATACATGATATTTATCTTTTACTGCTGATAAGAATTTTGGATCTATATCAACTCTGCATTCACCTTTATCGTCTGTGATGCTTTCACCTATATCACCAAAATGTGGCAATGGTGTTTCGTAGGCATCAAATGCTAACCATCCGTATTCTTCGGTATTAACAATTCTTGATTTAGAGCCGTGCACAACTAAATCATCCCAAAATGTAGCACCGCCATGCGCCTCGAAAGCTCCTACGTGTACACGACCGCTTATATTAGCGCCACCATCCATTGTCAAATCGCCATGGCCATATAAGCTTCCTTGCGCATCAATTCTGAGTGTAGGTGTTTCAATAATACATTCTGATGAAATGTAAGCACCATATACATTGGCTGCATAAATATCTGATGCTCGTATAGTGCCGCCTGATATAATTAATCCGCTGTGGTCTAACCATGCCTTACCTTGACCGTTTTCATCATACAAGGTCATGCCATATGTATTGATTGTGATAATATCTCGATTTGAGGAGTCTTTAATCGTAATCTGCCCATTAGCACCCAATCCCGAACCACCAGCTATTAACTCACCACCACGGACTCTATCAGCTGTCATGGTTCCGGAAGTAATATAGTTTGCAACAATAGAACCATCCATTGTCATAGCTAGTCCGTATGTCTGGCCACCATCGTTTGAATAACCGAAACCGTTCTGGTTCCATCTCCATATTTTAGTGGGGTTATTTAAAGCATCTTGAATCTTAATTTCTATTGGCTGCCCTTGCGCATTTCTTTCAATCACTACATAGCCGCCTTCAGCTCCTGTGATTAATGCAGTCGCATTGTCAATCGCTGATTTAACTTGATTGCTCGTAGGAAGCTGTTCAATGTCTTTTAATATCTTTTCGTTTGCGCTTGCTGATTTTGCTGTTAGCGAATTAAATTCTTCAATTCCAAGGGTTACAGTATCTTGTTCTGGATTATTCAGATTAATATTTAATTCTGAAAGCATAAAATATCTATCTAATCCATGAGGTTCGGATATGATTCTGATCATATCAAGCAATCTGAATTTTTGAAGCTCTTCAGATGTGATCCCCAAGTCAATTGCTTTTGCTTTTATTACAAGATTTTCGAATTGAGTTTCTTGTAAATACTTTTTACCTTTTGATAAAAGATTTGAAACTTCAGTCACATCATTCCATTCAACCACTTTCTCAATCCAGCCAAATGATGAGACTGCCGCCTGTGAATAAACATAATCTGTACCAGCTGGATGCATTGAATCAGCTGCTGCTGTTTTAATAGTTAGTCTCTCATCGAGCCCTGGTATAGATTGTGTGTCAAGAGTTTCCCCTAAAGGAATAATCACCGTTGCAAGCTCTTCTGTATCAAGTCCAACTGATAGATCAATCAGATTTTCTCCTAACCTAATGATTTGCGAATTGGTCCTTGGTGATGAGGCTAAATAATCCAAATATCTAATATTATTCTCATGTCGAACACGCAAAAAACCACCGATATCATCAATCAAATCTTCTTTGATTTCAGTCATGGTCGAATTGTAATTCGTGTAACATGAAATAGAATCGTTTGAATCGTGCGCTGTTACTTGACCGACTGTAAATCTTTTTTCTGCACTCACAAGGGCATTGTGTGATGCGATATATCTTTCAAGCAATTGTCTCGAAGTCAAATCTTCAACTCTACCAGGACGCAAGAATGTATCATTTAGAAATGCAAGATCACCTTCACATTCAAATTTCTTTTGCTTAAAAAAATCAACTGTTGTTCTTACGCAATCGCCTTCAAATATTTGCTCTTCGTCTCGAAATACTTTGATTAATCCAATTTTTTTCTGAATCAGATCGTAATATGGATGATTTGATGGCATTGTGAATGTGAATGTACCGGCACAATTGACCTTCAGGGAAACAACCGGATTAATTATGGCCAAATCTTCAATTCTTGAATCTGCAATTAATGTATTATTGTAGAATACTCTGTACATTACAAGCTAACCTCTCTATACACTATTGATACAGTCGCATTTCCTGATAATACGATTTCGTTTTCGCCCTGGTCGAAATTAAACTCGTATAACGTTGTTGTTCCAGCACCAACAACAACAGATTCGCCTTTATATGTAACAGTAATTTGTGAATCTGTTGTAATAGATATATATGTTCGCTGTCCCTGATATATCAACTTAATCGTTTCTGTACCATTGACAACAACGTTTTGAAAAGAGTTTATTATGCCTGTTTCAAAATCAAATGGATCCCAAAGCCAAGGCTCATCACTTGAAAAAATGCTTGTCTTGAAGGGCTGCATAGAGCCACTAATCTCGAATGTTGCTCCATATTTAATATATTTAAATTCTGATACACTAAGCCGCCCTTCATAATAGAAGCCCATATCATCATCAAAAATGACCTGGCACTTCTTGCCATGACAAAAGTTCAAAATTCTTGAGTATACATCAAGAAAAGAATATCCAAGATATTGCAATTTAATATTAATATCTCGATTTTCATATTTAACTTCACCTGTGAGAGCTTCAGTTAGATCAAGAGAACCATTTCTCAGCGGAATCTGTAAAAGATTCTCTTGAGGCTTAGGCGGAGAAATGGTGTAATTAGTCATCAATGCTCCAAGATCTCTATGAATATCTTTTCCATCTATCTTGACTGAATATGCCATTATACACTCCTTTGATTATTAATATAAATTTGGCCTAAAGCTGCATCCATTTGGCCAGCTGTTGCCCCTACTAAGATGCCGCTATCAAGCATAATTGAAGTATTTGCTAATTCAGGAAGAACTTCGTTGATTTGCTCAAGCAAATTGTAAATTCTTCCATTTCCGCCTTCATATACTACTCTTGATTCCGCATCATATGAAGGAATCTTAAACATCGATTGAATTTCACTTTCTAAATCCAGGCTTTTCACAATCTGGTCTGTAACAAGATGAGCGTTTTCTTTTATGCCCTGGGCGAAAAGTTTCATAAAGTCAGGCGCAAATTCATCTGCTTCCGATAAAGGGCCAAGTTTTGGCACTGAAAAACCGATGAAGTCGCGCACACTTTGAGCAACATTTTTTACAGCATTTTTTAAATCTGATATTTTTTCGGTTATTCCATTGATGAAATTTTCAATTAAATGATTGCCCCATTCTTTTGCTGAATTTACAATGTCCATGAAGCCTTCTTTAACTTTTGAGCCTAATTCCATAACGGATTTAACAATCTTCACAATGGCTTGCGCGATAATCATTTGAATCTTCGCCCAGGCATTTGACCAGATTTCTCCGATTCGGCTCCAATCTCCTTCAGTAATAGCTTTGATTGTTTCGCCAAATGTAGTGAAAATCGTTTGAATCACCGCTATAGCTGTTGTAATTACGGTCTTTATGATTTCGATTTTTGTTGCAATCATTTCGCCTATAATTCCAAGATGCTCCGTGAAGAACGTCTGAATCTGAGCTGTCTTTTCAGCCAAGAACGAAGTGAGAACATTCCATTTTTCAGAAATCCAGTCTGTAATAGCTCCCCAGTTCTTTACAACTATAATCACCGCTGCAATAGCAGCCGCTACTGCTGCGATTATTGGAAGCACTGGAATGATTGCAGCAACAGCTGCGCCAATTGCTGGAAGAATCGTTCCAGTAATAACAGCGCCAACGCCTGAGAGCGCTGCGCCAATTGTTGGAAGAAATCCCACGAAGCTTCCGATTGTCGATGAAATTGTTGAAATCGTTCCAATTACCCCACTAATCACTGAAAGCACTGGTCCAATCGCAGCCGCAACAAGAGCAAACTGAATCACCGCTTCTTTCTGACCATCATTTAAGCTGTTCCACTTATCTGATACGCCCTGGATTACTTCAGCCATCTTCTCCATTGCTTCGGTAATAAGTGGAGCTGATGAATTGACGATATCTTCACCAACTAACTTCAATTTATTCATATTCACTTGAAACTGATCCACTGGGTCCTGTGTGGCTTCGAAAGTCTTAGATACAGAATCGCCATAATCAGTCACTGCATTTGAAGCCTCATCAAGTGAAAGTCTTCCTTCCTGGATTGCTTTCGCAAGTTGTGGGCCAGCCTTGTTTCCGAACAAATCAAGAGCTGCCTGGTAAGCTTCTGTGTTTGAATCTGCAGACTGCATTGTGCTCTCAAGCTCAGCAAGAGCTTCTTCCATGGTCTTTCCATCGGCTGTTGCATTTGCAAATGCCTTCTTTAAGCCAGCCATTGCTGCGGAAGAATCAACGCCATTCTTCTCAAGATTTGCAATGAGTCCAGCTGCAGACTCAAGTCCAAATCCCATTTCTGTGAGAGATGCTGCATTTGTAAGCAAGCTATTTGACAAAGTGTCCATTGAGATTCCTGAATCTTGGCCAGCTTTGTTCAAAATATCAAGTACATCGCCAGCTTTTGAAGATTCAATGTTAAAGGCTGCCATTGCTGCCTGAACGGAATCAATCGAAGCTGATACATCGGTACCATTTAAATCTGCAAATTGTACAAACTTAGTTGATAGATTACTTAATTCATCGCCCATCAATCCGAATCTTGTGTTAACTTCTCCGACTGCTGCGCCAGCTGTTTCGAATGATGTAGGAATCGTGGTGGCCATATCACGCGCAATGTTTTGCATTTCTTCTAGCGCTTCGCCTGTGGCTCCTGTCTTCTTGACGATTGTGTCCATGCCTTCATCGACTTCAGTAAAAGCCTTCAATGAAGCTGCTCCCACTGCCGCAATTGGAGCTGTCACTTTCTTTGTAAGTTCGGCTCCAACATTTCCAATCTTTTCGCTCACCGAATCAAGCTTTGAGCCGATTTCTTGAAATTCGGCACCTACTGCTCCAGCGATTCCACCATTCTCTTCTAATGCCTGGCTTGTTTTTGAGATTTCAGTCTGAAGCTTTTCATATTGAGTTTTTAATCGAATCACCTGAGTTGAATCTTCACCATATTTCTCAGATGTTTTTGCGATTTGTTCTTCGAGAAGTTTCGCCTGGTTCTTTTGAGCATCGAGCTGTTGCTGAAGAGCTTTGGATTCTGTTATAGATTTTCTAAATGCAGAAACTCCTGAGCCCATTTCTTGCTCTAATCTTTTAAGCTGCGCCTGGTATAGCTTTGTTTGCGCAGTCAGATTTGACATATTCTCTTTGTATTGTGGAGCTCCTTCAAGCTCGATTTTTACTCCGATTGTAGCCATGCGCTTCTCCTTAATTCAGGGATAAGAAATCCCATATATCCATTGGACCTGATTTAATTACTTGCTTTGCTGCTCCCGATTCGATAGCTCTGCAATTGATCAAATCAATAAATTCACCATATCTTGTGTTCATCGTCTCTTCTCGACTCATGTTTAATTTGTGGCCGAAGTAGATGAGCCAGCTGTCGTTGATTCTGATTCTATCTCCTCGACCTTTTCTTTTTTTGGCTCTGCATTAACTGAGATTTTGCCATCCTCTTTGTATATTCCAAGAGCTGTTAAGCAGATATTTGATAGCGTTTCCTCATCAAGATTCAAAAGAAGCTCTCGACTTAGAAGCTTCTTTTCGTGAGTCGAATCTAAGAAGCATGCTTTCTTTTCAGCTGCTTCATTTAAAATCAAAGCAATATCTATCATTGAGTTTAATTGCTTTGATGTATCTTCATCTTCAAGTACTTTGGTAAAGTTTGAAATGTTACCGCCTGGACATAATTTTGAAAGTTGCATGTTTGCCCAAACAGTTCGCTCAAACGCGTAATCTGTAATTTTGAAATTTTCCATCTTTTTTTCCTCGCATGAATTAAATAAAAAGGGAAGCTCTAAGGCTTCCCTTTAACAATTTACTGAGTTGTTGGCTCAGCCGCCTAAAGCTGTAACAAGTGCTGTCTCAGCCTCTGCCTCTGTTGCCATCTCACCACCGACTCTCTTCCAGCGATGCTTTGCAGAATCATCTTTGAAAAGGGTGAATGGAATCTCCTGTGTCTGCCAGTCGATTTCTTCACCTTCTGTCTCTGCGTTCGTCTCAATCTGTCCAGCGATTACCTTCGTGAAGATTACCGGTGTCCAGTAGCGAACTCCATCGCTCATTGTCTCGATAATGAATCCTGTTCCAAGGAATGGAGTAGCCTGATCATCATCATAGTTGAGGAATCCATCCGCATCCACTGCTGGCAATCCCTGGATGAGCTTTTCTGCATCCTGAAGAAGGCCATCAACAGTGTATGTCACTGTTCCACCTGTAAATGTTCCTGAATCCGACTCTGCAATAATATTATCTGCATAAAAATTATTATTATCAGAGCTCTCAGGTGAAGCGTTCACTGAAACACCTCTTGCCAATCTCTGGCAATCTGTGTATGTTACAACTCCGTTCTCAACTGAGTATTTTGCAATATAAGGCTTCGAAAAGCCGATTGTAACTTTTCCAACTGCTGCCATGTCTTTCTCCTTTCATTACTTAGTTAGCTTTTGAATTTCTTCATCAAGCTTTTTTTGCATTGCTTCATTGCATTTTGCTTCAGCTGCCTTTTTCGTTCGATTGATAAAAGGCTGAGCAATCATGAAGCTAGTGCCTTTATTTATCGCATTTGCAATCATTTGATTTGCGTGTCCTTTTGGATATTTCTTAGTTTTATCAGAGTTATACCCATCGAAGCCTACGTGTGAATCGACAACTGTATCATTGAATCTAACTGGAGCAAAGCCAAGCGAATCAAGCAAGCCTTTCACATCGCTTTTCTTTGCGTATCGCTTTCCATCGCCACCTTCGTATTCATCAGAAGTGCGAAGCTTAGAAATCTGCTCGCGCATTTCATCAGTGGCAATCATTGCGCCTTCTCGAAGTACATCTTCAAGTATTTCATCCGTATTGCCTTCAATGCTTTCAAGCATTTTCAGCGTTTCATTGAGTCCTGTTGTTTTCATCTTTGGCATCAGGTCACGCTCCAATCCCATGAAGAATGAATTAAATTTGTATCTTCTTCGAATTGAACAGAAGAAAGTGTCCAAGTAGCTCCCATTGAAGCAAGAGCATTTTCGATATCATCGAGCTTGCTGTCAGCTTCTTCAAGTGAGTAAAAATCAATCGTGCCATTCAATTGCCTTTCGCTCTTTGCGTTGTCTGAATTGAAAGATTCTTCATTGATTTCTGCCCAAACTGCATATGGAGCTTCAACCTCAGCTGGCTTGAAATAGTGATATACAAATCCAAGTGATCCAAAGATTGATATTGGCTCAGATAATAAGCTAGTCAGCGACTTCATAATACTTTCCTAACCTTTCTAAAGATAATTCAACGCAATCTTCATCAACAATTTGCACAGCATCTGTTATCAGATACTGTCTGCCATCTTCAAGAATCACATATTTTGCTTCTTCAGGAATCTGTGTGTTGTACACGCGAACTAGCTTATCAAGCTTTGTATTCGCTCCTTTGGCTGCATACATGCGATTGAATCCGATGGTCTTGTTTGCGTAGTAGCCTATGATTTCAAGGCTTACCAGCTGTTGCTTAGGCATCTGGCCGCTTTGTGCGGTATTTTGCAAATTGTAAAATGTAAGGATTCCTTCATCTCTCATGCTTCATCACCTATCTTTCTAAGTCCGATTTGAATCAGCATATCTTTGTATCTTGCCAGCGCTTTATCATCGCCATAACCGAAGTAAGCCTGGCAATATACAGCTATCGCATTGCACTGCACTGAATCTGTAATATCAAAGGCTTTATCTGTCGCTTGGGTGATATCAGCTTCTGCTGATTCAATTAAAGCCTGGATTTCATCATCAAATGTTTCACTTGCAACGCGAAGTGATTTTTTTACAAATGCCATTAATTCCTGTTCAGTCATGGCTATAATCTCCCTTTAATCTTCTACTTTCTTCTTTCCCTTCTTTGGCTTTTAGTCTCAGAAGTATTCAAATTCTTTTCTACTTTTTCAGCTTTCTTTGTATCAGCTGCGTTTTCCTTAACATAAACGCAGCGGCCAAGCCTATGGATGACCGCTGCTGTTTCAGGACTAACATCAACAATTGTGCCAGCTGAAAGAAGCACTCTTGTTTCAGCTGTTAGCTTAATCTTCAATTAAATCTCCTTGATTAAGGCTCTTCTGGCTCTGTAGCTGCTGGCTTTGCAATAAGTGTGAATCTTCCTGGAGCAACTGCCTCAAGAGCTACATACTTACGACCAACAAACTTCACAAGGTCTGCCTCAGCAAGAGATAAATCATCCATCTTGATTCTGATCTCTTCACCGTTAGGGAAGTTTGCTCTAAAGCCTGTTGCAAGGTCGCCAACAATTGCATAAACTTCACCTTCAGCTGCAGCATCATATGCTTTCAAGCTGTTGTTGAAAAGTACAACAAGGCCAGCGAATGGGTCTGCAAGTGGATAGCCATCACCTGTTGTGATGCTCTTAAATGCTGCCCATGTGAGCTTGTTCATGATTGCAACATTGTTTGTTGCTTCATCAGAAAGATTTGCAATAGCGTTAACCATTGTTGTTGCTGAAGGAGCTTCTGTGATCTTAGCTGCTGCTGGTGTAGTAGCTGAAGAAGTCTGTGGAAGAGCCTTGATTTTTGCAACTACGATATCAGCTGCAGCCTTTGCAATCTTGTGGCCAAGCTCATCATAGATGTAATCAATGAACTCCTCATCCTTCATATCAAGGACTTCATCAGAGATTGTGATCCACTTCTTGATTGACTGTGGAATGAGTTCAACTACTCCAAGAGTTAACACTTCCTCATCAGGAGCATCTGTTCCTTCAACATGGATGACTGCATCAGATCCTGAAATCTCGAAGCCAATCTTGAGATTTCCCTTAACATAAGTCTTGCCGACTCTGTTAAGAATCTCATCTGTTTCCCAAGCTGTTCTGATTCGCTCTTCAGCGAATGTTGGAATTGGCACCTGGCCACCTGTTGGTGCGTTCTCTGTTAAGAGCGCACGCAAATCTGTATCATCGCCCTTGATTGCCTTTGCATATGCAGCAATGTATTCAGGGCTATTTCTGAATTCTTTTTCTCCCATTGTTTCTTTTCTCCTCTCATTTGTGATTTCTGTTGCTGATTCAGGATGCTGCTCTACATCCTTTGCAGCTCTGATTTCAGCTTCAATCTGCTCCTTCTCTGCAAGAAGCTTCTCTCTTGATTCCTTAATCTCAGCAAGGACCTTGCTTCTTTCATCGATTTCAGCCTGTTCAGCTGTCTCAGCAAGCGGCTCAAGGCCATTTGCTCTTGATTCGATTTCAGCAAGCTCAGCTGTGATTTCAGCTAATCTTTTCTCTTTCATGACTGAATCTCCTTTAATTCATTGTTAAGCTCAGCAACCTTTGCACTTCTAGCACGTGCGCTCTCCAGCTCTTCGCGCGCTTTATTCAAAGATTCAAGCTCACTCTCCAGTGATCTCTCAGATTGAATTGAAGTTCCTTCATATGCTGGCCATGTCACTGCACTCACCTCAAAGATTTCTGAAATGTGAGTGATTCTGCGAAGTGGTAAATCTGAATCAAGATTCAACCATTCTTCGCCGTCTACAATAAAAGCGAAGCTCATTCCTGGAATGTCGCCTCGCTCTACTGCTGAATTTAATTCAATTGCTTTCGGATTTTTTGGGTCCAGATCCGCTTCCATATCAACTGCATAATTTGACTTCGTGAAACGAAGATTTGAATTTGCATTGTTGTTTCGGCTTCGTGCCAATGGAATTCCGCTGAAATCGTGATTAACTAAGAAACACACATCACGCAGCACGCTTTCTTCGACTGCTTCAGGAGCAATCTCTTCTTCGAAGTAGCCAGCGATATTTGTGCGCTGATTAAATACAATCGGCTGTCCTATAAGAGTGATTTTTCCATCCTCTTCAGCTCTTGATTCAACCTTGCCGATAATCGTTCGGATTTCTCTATTCTTCATTGTTTCCTTCTCCTTCCTGGACTTGTGTATTTGATTCATAATTATTTGTTGCAATCATGATTTCATCGCCGCCGCGCTCTGGACCAAGTGGCTCATAACCAAGCATTTCACGATATTCATCACGCGTGAAAAGGCCAAGCTCTCTTGTTGCGTTCACGATGCTAACAACAGCCGAAGTGCTCTGATACTTGACTTTGTTCATATTGGCATGAACTTCATTGCCAAATCCCAGCTCTCTTTCTGTAAATAAAAAAGCTGTAAGCGCATCCGTAATCATGATTGCGAATGGCTCCAGCTTTCCTTCATAAATTGCTTCATATTTTTCTGAAGTGAATTTATTTTGAACAAAATCTTCGTTTACACCGAAATAATCAAAAGTGCTTTGTCTTGTTTGATTTCTTGTATCAGCATCAATGATGTATGGCTTTGATTCGATATTCTTATAATCAAACTTGCCATCTATAATCATCACGCCGCCATTGTTTTTGGCATCGAGATTTTCTTCGATGAATCTCTCTCTTGCTTTTGTGATATCCTCTTCCTTCATCACTCCAGCCGCAATAAGAAGTCCTCGAATCAATGCACTTGATTTGATTCCTTCAATGATGCCTTGGTTCTGAGCATGCATGAGCTCAGCAATTGGAGAAAATGGTGAATTTTCATCACCATAGAGCTCATCATTGAAGTAGTGGTTTCTCAGATGAATCAAATCTGAGTATGGCACTGTGTAATAATGATTGTGATGCAGCTCAAACCTTGCCACCTTGATTCCGTCTTTTTCATAAAGCTTGAATCTTGTGTAATTGATTGGCCACAATGCAACTAGCTTTGTGCCATCATATTCTGGCCAAATAAATACATTATTTGATGCAAAATATAAAGCTGCAACTTTATAGATAAAATCATATTGTGTCATGTATGGATTTGGCTTCTTCAGCACTCTGGCAACATCTGATGTTGTTTCAGTGACTGCAACCGAATCTTTGACTTGGCGGATTGCTGTGAGTCGCATCTTGGCC